GTTATGGCCATTGCGCCCTGATTGGCTTGAGATTACGACTTTTAGTATGGGGTTGCCTGTTGAATGCTCTTATACGCCGTCAGACACATACGAAGAATCGACAGTTAAAACTTATCAGTTTTCTGAGCTAATGATTTGGGCGGAATATAACCCATTGTTTAGATGGCGCGGCCTAAGTCCTCTTTATTCAGCGGCCTACAGCATTGACACGCTAAACGAGTACGCAAAATCTAATAAGGCCATGCTCGAAAACGGCATGACTCCGAGTGGTGTGTTGTGGACTGATAGCGAGGTCAGCGACACGTCATTCAATCGCCTACAAGAGCAATTCAACGGCAAATATGCAGGAGCTAAAAACTCAGGCAAGCCGATGATTTTGGATGGTGGATTGAAGTGGCAAGGCATGAGCTTTACGCCGAGAGAAATGGAATTTGTTAGCGGTAAGCGGTTAAGTCAGTTAGATGTGTGTCAAGTGTTGCGTGTACCGCCTCAGATTATCGGTATTGAAGGAAGCCAAACGTTCGCAAATTACGAACAAGCAAGAGCCGCATTTTATGAGGATGAAGTCATCCCAATGGTTAACGGCTTGCTGTCTGAGCTGCTTGGCTTCTTGCGTAAAGACTTTAAGCTGCCGCCAGCTTATAAACTCATTGTCGATGCTGACAGCATCACAGCATTAGAGCCGAGACGCGCAGAACGAAACAAAGTTATTGATGGTTTGACATCACTCAAAGTTGACGAAAAACGCGCAGCAATGGGCTATGAGTCAGCAGAAGGTGGAGACGTTATTCTCGTTGATAGCAACAAAATCCCGTTAGACATGGCAGGCGCAGACATTCCGCCACTTGCACCATAAATTAGGCTAAACCATGACGATTAAGCGTATTGATAAGCTCAAGTACGCAAGAAAGGTCTTATTGGCTCAAGACAAAATCTCAACAAAGTATTTTCGCAAAATCAAAGCAGAGTTAAAGGCTGTTGGTGATGAACTGGCTAAGTCTTATTTGGACAATGGCAACGACAGCAAGTTTCAAGGCATTGGCCAAGACCACGAAAAACGGTTGGTAGTAATACTGACCGAGCTTTCAAGAGTCACAAATCAGACATTCCGAAGCATTGGCATTATTAGCATCAAGTCGGTTTTTGACACGCAAGATACAGCTATCGAGTCGCAAATTTTAGGTGTGTTAGCTGCCAATGTTTTGAACATATCAGCCGAAATAGCAGATACAACCATTGCCAGTGCGTCAGCGGTCATTATTCAACAGATGACGCTCAGTAATACGTCAGAGCAATACATCACGTCGAACACCATAGCGAAGGCCATAGCCAACAAGATAGGCGGTAATAACGCTAAATCTCGCGCTATGACAATCGCACGAACTGAAACGCACAAAGCTGCAAACGTCTCGCAGTTCACACGCGCAGAAATGGCAGCAACAGACAGCGGCCTTGATGTGCAAATCGAATGGATTAGCACGAATGATGGCAGGGTCAGAGACTCACACCGAAGCGTTAACGGCAAGATCATCCCAATGGGCGAATCATTCAACGTCAATGGCTCAAAAATGAAATATCCGAGCGACCCAAGTGGCGGCGCGGCAAATGTTATCAACTGCCGATGCGTACTTGGCTATCACGTTCCTGAGGAATAATTAATGAACTTGAAATTTACTAAGCCTATTGAAATTAAGTCAATCGACGAAAAAGGCTCGTTTACTGGCTATGCCGCAACATTCGGAAATGTTGATCTTGGCGATGACGTAATTATAAAAGGCGCGTTTTCTGAGTGGTTGTCGTCAATTGGCGATGATTTTCCATCGGTTTGTTGGCAGCACGAAATGTACAACCCGATTGGCATCACAACAAAAATGTACGAGGACGATCACGGTCTTTATGTTGAGGGTCTTTTAACTCTTGGCGTTAGGCAGGCTGATGAGGCGCGATTGTTGTCAAAAAGCGGAGCGGTCAAAGGATTGTCAATTGGATATCGAATACATGACAGAGAGTACAACAACGAAGGCATTCGATTGTTAAAAAAACTCTCGTTAGATGAATATAGTTTTGTCACAAAAGGCATGAACGAATTAGCTAAGTTCAGCAACGTGAAAGCGGCAGAGCTTGGCAGTATCAAAGAGTGCGAAATCTACCTGCGCGATGTTTGTGGATTAAGTCGAAGTGAGTCAAAAACATTAATAGCGAAGATTAAGGGCGTGCGCGATGCAGAGCCTGAAATGAGTGAATTAATGCAGTCGTTAAAAAACTTTCAACAAACTTTAGCAGGTTAAAAGCTATGGAAAATTTCGCAGAAGTAAAGAAGCTGGTCGATGATTTGGGCAAAAGCGTCCATGACATGCGCGAAGCTAACGAAGTAAAAATGGCAGAACTTGCCAAAAATAACGGTGTTGCCGAGTTAAAAGAAGCTCAAGCAAAACTTGACGCTCAGGTTGCCGATGCAATCAAAAGCCTGACTGACTTGCAGCGTCAAAATGCTTTAGGTGCAGACAATCACAAGTCAAATGATGATGTTGCCCCTGAAATCAAGGCCGCCTTCAATCATTTGGTGCGTCGTGGCGAAGGTGGCTTAGATGCTAAGTCATTATCCAGCCTGACCAATCCCGATGGTGGTTATTTAGTGCCACGCGATACCAGTGGTCGCATCATCAAAAAAGCGCAAGATTACAGCCCAATGCGCCGCTATGCCTCGGTGCAGTCGATTAGCGGTGATGCGCTTGAAGGCTTGAATGACAACGGCATTATCTCGACTGGCTGGGTTGGTGAAACAGCGGCTCGTACAGCTACAGCCACGACTCAATTGGGTATGTGGAAAGTGCCAGCGCATGAAATCTACGCAAACCCACAGGCTACACAGCGTATGTTGGATGACGCTGAAATCAATGTCGAGTCGTGGATTAGCGGCAAACTGTCAGAAGCCTTTGGTCAAGCCGAAGCAGACGCATTTATCAATGGTAACGGCGTAGGCAAACCGCGCGGCATTTTATCGCGCACATTCGCAACAACCACGGACGCATCACGCGCATGGGGTACTGTTCAGAAGGTGGCTAGTGGTGCAAGTGGCGCATTCGTAGCAACACCTAATGCGGCTGATTGCTTGATTAGCTTGATGACTGCCTTGCACCCTAAATACTGGGCAGGCGCAATTTTCGCAATGAATCGCTACACCTTGGGTGAGGTGATGAAATTGAAAGACGACACAGGCGCGTACATTTGGCAACCCAACTTCCAATTAGGCGCGGCTGGTACGATTCTCGGTCAAAAAGTCGATGCTTCTTTCGATCACTTGCCTTCATTGGGTGCGGCTTCTAAGTCCATCGTTTTTGGTGACTTTTCCAACGCTTATCAAATCGTTGATAAAAAAGGAATCACCATTTTACGCGACCCATTGACCAACAAACCTTATGTTGGCTTCTACACGACCCGTCGTGTGGGTGGTGATGTTATCAATTCCGAAGCCTACAAAGTGTTGAGCTTTGAAGCTTAATTCAGGAGAAAGTAATGAATCAGATTCGTGATTTACACAACGCGATTACAGTAGAAAATGGCCGCACTACAGCGGCTATCACTACCAACAGCACTAACAATGGCGCGATCATCGACCTACAGGGTGTTGGTGGTGTTGAGTGGATTCTCACTGTTAGCGCACGCACAGACGGCACTTATACGCCGTCTATTCAGGTTGGCAATGATAGCGGTTTGTCCGATGCGGCAAGTGCTGACAGCTCCACTGTTAGTGGCTCGTTAACTGCCGTGACTGCCAATGGCGTGACTAATTACGGTTTGGCGGCGACAACATTCCGCTATGCCCGTTTAGTTATCACATCAACAGTGGTGACAAGTGGTGCAACTGTTGGCGCAACTGCTATCAAGCACAACTTAGATCAAGCTGGCGTAGCTTAAAGATTCACCGCGCAGGGACGCGCTTATTGAGGTTTTGGCAATGGCTTATCGTGTTTCTATATCATCAACTGAGCCAGTTACAGTAGAAGAAGTTGCGGGTTATGCCAAAATTGAAAATACAGATGAAAATTCAATAATTGATGCGTTAATTACATCAAGCCGTGAAGAATTAGAAAAGCTCTTAAAAATTCCGTTAATTACTCAGGTCTGGGCTCAAACATACGACTCATTTATTGAGCCTGTTTATGCCCCAATGATTCCGCTAACTTCGGCAGCTTTAGAAATAGCCGACAGTGATGGCGTGTTTGTAGCAAATACTTATATCTCGGTTAAAAAAGACACGGGGCGAATTGCGCCGACAGATTCTTTTAGCGCAAATATCGAATTTGATGGGTTCAAAATCACGTTTACCTATACCGTTTCGGCTATTGATGCAGCGATAAAAACGGCAATTATGGAGCTTGCTTCATACCGTTTTTATAATCGCGGCAATCTTGAAGCAGCAAAAATACCCGCTTCCGTATTGTCGATGGTTGGTCATTTGCGAGTGTTTAGCGTATGACGATTAGCGCAGGCGAGTTAAAGCATCGAATCACTATTGGCCTTGAATCTAACGTCAGTGATGGACAGGGCGGCTTTGTCACGACATGGGCAGCACTTGGTAGCGCATGGGCGGCTGCTAGTGGCGCGGCAAAAATAGGCCAGTCTTCAGTAAAAAACGCATTTATTCATGGTCAAGAAACACACTCAGAAAGAATTTCATTCAGTATTCGCCAAAAACAAGCCTTCACGCTTGATACTCGCTTATCCGACAAGTACAGAATATCGCACAGAGGCCAATACTTTCGGGTGCTTGGCATCTCGCAGCATCAATATGATTTAGATTTTTATAGCATCACTTGTGAGTTATGGGGTGCGACAACAGCATGAGCAAATTAAAAGGCCAGTTCTTTCGGTTGTATGTCGAGATTGATAGCGTTTTCACTTTGTTGGCTGCTTTACGCTCAACGACAATGACGCTAAACAATGAAGCAGTCGATGTCACGGATAAAGATGGCTTGCTATGGAAAACGCTATTAGAAGGCGCAGGTGTTGAGAGTATTAGCATCAAAGCAAGCGGCATTTGCAACAACTCAGCATCGTTTTTATTTATTCGCTCAAGTGTGATAACTGGAACATTTATCAATGCTCGGATTGAATCAAATCTCAACGAAGTGTACGAAGGCGCGTTCAAAATTACGTCGATGGAATCATCAGGCGAGTACAACAAAGAGGAAATATTCTCGCTCACGCTAGACTCTACCGACTCGACAGTCCGCACAATTTCAGATTTTAGGCTTCTTGAAGATGGCGATTACCGCTTACTTGAGGATGGCTCAAGACGATTATTAGAGGCCGCATAATGTCGCTATCTGTTCAATTCACGGCGGCATTAAAGCGCAGGATTGAAGCTAATTTGGTGATTGCTGGTGAGATTGTTGCTACCGAAGTTCGTCGAAATGTGAACGATGCGCCAAGAGGCGGCAAAACATATCAGCGTAAAAATGCCAGCGGAAGTTATAGAACTGTAACG